TTTTTTTTTTTTTTTTTTTTTTTTTTTTTTTGTGTTTTAGTTTATTTTTATAATAAATTAACAAAATTGGGGTCACCAAAATTTGTCTTAGAACTCTGAAAGAAAGTGGGATCGCGGATAGTAGTCAACAGTTTGCTTTCTGGGTTCGAAAGAAAAATCAAAAAGTTGATTACGTATCAGCTCTGGAGTAGGAAACTCCGAGAGTGATCCGAGTGGGAGACCTGTCCACGCGTAGGTACGGCGTAGCCAGTCTGAGTTCATGGTAAATCCCTTAGATGCGTAGTAGGAATAAACGTCTTTGCAGACGCGGTAGACACGCTTGTCGTGATAAAGAGAGGCGTGAGCGATTCCAACTGCGATTGACATGGAAATGGATTCGTTTATTTGACGGGATTTGGCGTGGTAAAGTGCGCCGAGGAGGTCGGTTGTCTCACGAACGGGAAGTCCGTTCTTGTTGCGGTAGCCAAGCACGTGTGCGTTGGTTGGTGAGTTGCGCATCTCTGATTTAGATGGGCTGACCTTTGATCCGAAACGAATGTTATCGATGTGGGAATATTGCTCTAAGAAAAGAGCGTGCATGTTAGGTGGGATGCAGATGTGCAGTTGAGTGATGATATCGTCACCTTGTCCTTTGCGTAAGCGGATTTGGTTAGTAGAGATACCCATGCGGAGCAGGGTGTCAGTATCCGTAATTGCGAAGTATATGGTGTCGAACAATTGTACTGGGAACACGCCCGAGGGCATGCCAGCAAAGCGGCGGCGGAACATTTGGCCGTGAGGTGTCACGGTAGGACATGCTCTGAATGAATGGAAGAGCCAGTGTAGTAGACGTCTAAGGCGTTGAGCTTTAGTTTGCGTCCAGGCAGTTTCAGTGTCAGGGTAGTCTTGTGTAGGTATGTATCCACGTTCGAGTTCGAGGAACGATTCAATCATGACGTCAATGTCATCTTGAATTTGGAAGAAATAGAACTTGTCGAATTTACTCTTGTCGAGTGTAATGATCGTAGCGGCGTGAAATCCAGTGTACAACAGGTAGTTGAGTCTGAACCAGCCTCCGAGGTTAGTTTCGAAGTTCCATAACATAGGGGAGGAGCGCGGGTCTCGTGTTTTCAGCCAGTTAAGATAGGGCCAAAGAAATTGGATCCAAGCGACGTTTTGGGGTCGTGGGAATCCTGAGACGGATCTGATCTTGTCTGGGTCGTTGGGGCCAACGAGTGCAGTGCGATTGTGGAGCTGGATGTACCAGAGGTGGTCATCGTATTTAGCGCCATGTTTGATCAGGTGGTGGAAGTGTCGTGTCCAGTCGAAAATGATGTTATACATATTTCCAACGGAAAAGGGGTTGCCTTTTTGTCCTTGTGGTATGATGGGGGCTTGGTCACGGAAGAATTTCTCAGTGGAGAAGGGGGCTTCAGCATTTGAGCTTCGTTCATGTAGGTAGTGATGCCTCACATCAAAGATGTGTGTAGGTCGACATTTCTGGGGGGGGCGAAACAGTTCGGTCACGTAGTTAAGGGCTTGATAGTAGATATCGTCCTTGATGATTTCGTGATT